CTGTTGTTTGCTGTTCTTATAATGCAAGGCCGCTTTGGCCTTTAATTCAGCTTGTGCGGGACTTTCTGCTTTTGTCCTAATCTCTAACGAATCGTTAGTAGCAATCTGCTTATACGTAACGTTATCCTTATTGGAAAGCGTTTTAACGTTGGATGAATTAACCGTCTTGTCTACCGGGTTATGATATTTAACGTTTGCCTGTTGATACGTTCCTAAAGCTTTATCTTTTAGGCTATAACTTTTAATATCCGTTCGGTCAATCTCTACGACTACCTTTCCGTTCTCAATATCAAAAACACTAGTAAAGATTAATTTTTTATCGCGTATCGAAAAAATGTAGCCGTATTCTTCAGATACCCTTTTTAAGAAAGCTAAATCCGTTTCACGGTATTGAGTTTGACGATCAAATTTTATGTTACCAATAGTGCCTATAAGCGTAAGGCCGTTTTTATCCGCGACATATTTAGCGATCTGCTTAAGCGTCTGGCTTTCATACGACTTACTGTTATGTGTTCGCAATGCCTTTTTAATACCCGCAGCAACGGCCTTAATACTGATCGTGTCGGGAGGGCCAGAAATATTTATTTCATCAATTTCAAAGGTTCCGCAATCGACTAAAATATCGTCGTCGTCATAACCTATTGAAAGCTGAATCGTGTCGCCCTTACCTAGATACCAACTATTACGCCAAAGCTCTTCAGTATCTTCGAGGTTAATATCTATTTCGTCGCTATGCTTCGAATCATTGTCAGTATAGGACAACGAAATAAGATTTTTACCAATATCATTGGTAATATCCCGCGTGTTATACAACAGCTTAAAAATAGGTTTCTTTATTGTTTCCACGGAGGTAATAACGAATCTTGTGTATTCACTTCCTCAATGATCGGAAGGAGTAAAGTAATTCCTTCGTCAAAAATAACCACTATGTCAATATCAGGATTCAATTCTATCAAATCCTTTTGCTTCGTAATGTCTCCGTAAGCCTTCCAGGCTATCAAATCCCAACGGTCGCCCTGCTTAGTTATGTAATTAGTAAAATCCATTAGAAAGTACCGTTTAAATCAAAATCAAGTATAGTACCATTTTGCACAGGCTCTTTGTTTTTTCTAACACCGGTTAAATTACTGATTGGCGCAGAGTCAACACGAAGTTTACTAACTGTATTTCGAAGCTGCGAACTAGCGTTAACGGAACTATTCAAATCGCCGTTATCAACGAACACACCTAATGTATTTGTGGCACTTCCGACGGTTGCGACCTGGCCCTGAATGCTACCATACATATTTACAATAGCTGTAGTTTTAGAGCCTACACCTTCGATAACTATAAGCGCGTCTTTTATAAGCGCAATTCTTTTTTTAGCCTGGCGCAAAGCCCTTTCGGTTTTTGCCGCAATCTTTTGCGCGTCCGTAAGTTCTCGGTGCATTGCATTGCTTTGAACATTAATCGTTTTAATATTCAAAGCTACTAACCGAGGGTCGCTAGGTTTCGGAAGTAGAGGCGTTAAATCTACTTCAGGTAATTTTGTTGCAAGCTTGTCAGACGAAGAAACTTTTTTCGTATCGAATCCGGTAGCTTCTAATAACGAAACATCAACATTAACGCCAATAATACGCCCGCTGTTATCGGTTTGCTGAAGGCTTTGCGTAATGGATGTTATTACGAAATTACCGTAGTTGGTTCCATTGCCGGCCACAAATTTAACGACTTCAGAACGGCGGCGATAACCTTGTAAAATCTCTAAATCTTCCTCCGGGTTACTGAATGTAGAGTGAAGTAAAAACTTTATTGTAATCTCTCTTAACTTCTCGCCCGTGGCTTGTATTTTGGGCTTGCCTTCAATTACTGCATGTTGCGAAATTATAGTTTCGTCAGTAAGCGTTAAATCCTGAACGCCTTTGTAACCTCTAAACTTATACTCGCCTAATATCGCGTACATACATTAAAAAGATAATCTGTTTTTACGATTCATTGCGTCCTCTACCAACCTAACTAATTCTGAAGCATGTTTACGCAATAGCGCGTCGAAGTTATCGCCAGGGCCAGCCAAACCGCCGCCGCTTATCGTTATGTTTGGCGAATAATGTATTACCACACCGCCGCCACTACCACCGCCACGAGAAACACCGCCGCCGGTATTACGGACAGAGAAAGCAGAACGAGCCGCAGACGTAGCGATTCCCATAGCCCTAACAATCGGGGCCGGTTTCATTGACTGCGCAATAGTTTCTATAATCTTAACTCTGTGTAGATCCCTAAAGGCACCCTCTTTGGCCGGAGAGAACGGCAGAAAGTCGCGCATCTTTTGCGTGATATTCTTAATCGCCTCAATGGGTTTATTTGCTAAAGCCTTGATACCATTCCAAAGGGATTTTACTATGTTCTGGCCCGCATTAAAGAATTTGCTTCCGAGAGAAAAAACCCAATTAACGCCAGACATAAATATTCCTTTAATGCCTGCCCATGTATTCGAAAAGAACGCCTTAATATTTCCCCAATAACGGTAAATCAATAATGGTATTCCAATGAACGGAAGTAAGGGAACGATAATGTATTTTCCCCACGAGCTAAACCATATCATGAACTTTGAAAAAAGCCCCTTGATAAATTCCCAACCCATGAAAAAATATTGTTTGATTTTATTCCACACCCCGACAAAGAACGCTACAATTTCATCCCAATAAGTGTAAATTATTATAGCAAGAGCAATAACGCCAGCAATTATAAGAATAAACGGATTTGCCATTAACACCATCGTAAGGGCCAGCACTGCGGCTTTGACAATAAAGAACACCCCAACCAAAGAAAGTAATACCGCAGTAACCGCAATAAACAAACCTATCATTTTCATTATTTTGGGATGGTGTGTCGCAAATTGCTGAATGCCTGCGGCTATAGTTCCTAACAATGTAGCAACGGCTTTTAATTCAGGCGCAAAGGATGCGCCGAAAGCCGCTAACATATTATCAAACGTTCCTTTGGAAGCATCCCAAACGTTTTTGAGTGTCGCTAATTCCTGATTAACCTTTGCGTCTAACGTAGCCTGTACAGCCATGCGTTTTTGCATATTGTTATAACCCTCTACGCCCTGGCTAACCAGAATATTCATAAAGGCGGCATCTTGTCCAGGCCCTAACAAAGCCTGTATTAAATTGGCCCGTTGCTGTGGATTGAAACCACGGAGTTTATCGAATTGAGAAATCATATTCTCCATTCCCTTAAACTGTCCGGTTTTCTTATCAATAAAATCAAACTGAACACCCAAAGCCGAAGCCTCTTTATTAAACTTTGCCATTTTCTTTGCATCATAAAACGCATTGAAAATAGAAGTCATTCCAGTACCTACAGTTTCACCCGAGGCGCCCGCTTTGATCAATTGGGCAAATACTGAAGCCACCGACTTACTGGCCTCCAATCCCTGAAGATTCAAAAGCTTAAGCGCACCCGCAGAACGGCTAAAAGCGAATTGCATTTCTCCGGTATCTACACCCAAGTTATTAACCCGCGCGATAGTGTCCATGAACTGAAGCATTTCGCCGTCAGCTACGCCGGTAGCCTCCTTAAGCTTTGCAGATAGTTTTGCGGCCTCTTCGAAAGGAAGTCTAAGACCTACGGCCAAATATGCCGCAGACTTGCCAACGCCGTCTAAAATTGATTTCTCCGATACGCCACCGCGAATAAGGGTAGCAAACATATTTTGAAAGTCCGCAGTATTGCCAGGCAATTTATTACCCAACTCTATTGCAATATCATTGATCTTTTGAAAGTTCGCCGACACCGCCGAACCATCTTCCATCATTGTAGTTTTAAGACGCGTAGAACTTTCTTCAAGATCCGCATAAGCTTCAATAGCAGGCGAAAGGCTCATTGCCAAAGCAAGGCCAGCGCCTAACAACTTACTACCAGTGCCGAAACTTTCTTTGTAACCCTTCTCTAATTCCTTAAGCTTTGCCGCCGAAGCGTTAACGCTGGAATTAAATACCTGGCTCATTTTATCAACGGCACTTAAGACTACGGCTACTTCAAGGATTTTCATTCTGTCTTATTCATTTTTTCATGCAGCTTTAAAGCTTCGTGAAACCAATAATGTATTTCGGTCGTCTCCCATTCCATAATGTCAGAAACAGGCGTATGCGTAAAATGTGCCAGAAACGTTATTTGTTCTGGCGTGACGTAAAATTTGAGCCAAACGATTGCATTAACTGCATAACATCTTCACCCGGCATAAAGTCAATATCTTCAGCTAAGATTGGCAGGCCGTCAATCGTAGTGGTGACCGCGATTATCGCGAATACTAACATATCAGATTCGCCGTCGCATATCTTTTGAGCTTCGCGAATGTCACGACCCAAAAACTTTTTAATCGTTGCTATTTTCCCCGAAGGAAGAGTAATACTTTTAGTACCTACGGCAGCTTCGTCAGCTATTTTTTTTACCTCGTCGTGAATCTCTTTAGGAACCATACCGTCGTTTTTAGGTTCCTCTTTTTTGCCTTGATCATTCATAAATTTAGTTTTAGGATGGAAAATAAGTTTAAGCAATATAACAAAAATACCCTGCTAACAGGGTATTTTATATTTTTAAAATAAATCGTAATGCCTGTTTTAGCCGCCTATGTTGGTTCTATATTGGGCCAGTAAAT